TAACTAAATAATATATAAATTAATATCATTGGTATTATTTCAAGTATAAACATTGTTTCCCCCTTGTTAAGTTTATATTAACCATTTTGGTTTATTATGCAACATGTTTTTCTTCATGTTCCATAGGTGTTAGATCGCATTCTAATTGCCAATGAATAATGTTTTTAACTTCCTCATCATTAACATCAATAGAAGCTCCATCAAACCAATCTTGATACCAATACTCGATTGATTGAATATTTTTATCATTATCAGTATATATTCTAAATTCATCACTAGGTCCTCCCCAGCTTAACTGCCAACGATAATAGCCTTCAGTTTGATTATCAAAAGTATTCGCCACAACATAGTCCCAGCTCAAACCATACTCAGACAACCATTTTGGAAAATCAAGATCATTGTTTTTATACGCATTTTTAAAATCATTTAATCTTGATTGATATTGACCTTTAACAAGATTAGCACATTTTTTATTTTTACTCATTGTTTTATCCTTTGTTTGTTGTTTATAGCCGAATTGGTATAATAATATTATTATGAAGTCAATAGGTATTTTAAATTATTTTTATGTGTGGTATTTATGCAACAGTATGAGGTATGAATATTATATAAAAGATCAGCAAGGTAAAGAAGAAGTAATTAAAGGGATGAGCTTTAAGAAGTTATTAAAACAATTAAATAATAAATATGATCCGAATACGATCTTGCAAGTTAAATATATAAACAAAAAATCACACGAGCTATTGAAGTACATTAAAACAAAGAAGGTTGAATAGATCTTAATTGAATTAGTTGGATAGTTGCTATCCTATTCCACAACGCACAACTTTTTTAATACGTGTCATAAACAACGGTCAACACTATTGACCTATTTATTTTCCGATAACTTAAGATTATCAGAAATTAGTAGTGATAGCGTTTAATTATCACTAGTAATAATAGCTAGTTTTTTAGATTGCGACCCCCCCCCTAGCACCCAGCATTGACCCGCCATTTATTATATATATATACATGGGACTCGAGGACTCCCTTACACACACAGCCAGTTATTCACCTTGCCAGACCACCCTTTCAATTAAATAATAATTACTATATGTAGTATTATATGTGGAACTACATACAAGACGATCTATCATCAATAGTTTATATAGACCCAAAGAAACACACTTTGGTCATAAAGATATTTGGTTTAAAAGACCATGCTACAGCAGAGATGTTTGCTAGTTATGCTATGAACCTTATGAACTTTGATTATGATAGTGTTGATCGAGTTATGCCAAGTAAAATGATCCACTAAGAGATTATGCAAATCAAGATACCCTATACCCCAAGAAAACATCAGGCGTTTCTTCATAGAGAAATATCAAGGTTCAGATGGAATGTATTAGTTTGCCATCGAAGGTTCGGCAAAACAGTGTGCATGATAAATCATTTAATTAGGTCAGCACTATTGTCTAAAAATAAAAACCCTAGGTTCGCTTACATAGCACCCACATTCAAACAAGCTAAGTCTATCGCTTGGGATTATATGAAACAATTTACCGCCAAGATTCCACACACTAAGTTCAATGAAACAGAACTGCGTGTCGATTTACCTAATGGCTCTCGTATCACCTTGCTAGGCTCAGAGAACTCTGATGGCTTAAGAGGTATTTATCTTGATGGCTGCGTGATAGATGAGTACGCCAACGTGAACGAAAGATTATTTCCTGAGATTATAAGACCAGCACTATCCGACAGAAAGGGGTACTGCGTATTTATTGGGACTCCCCAAGGTATGAATAATAATTTTTATGAATTATACCAACACGCACAGGGAGCTGAAGATTGGTTTAATTACAAAGCCAAAGCAAGTGAGACTAAAATTGTAGATAACGAAGAGTTAGTCAAAGCAAAAGAAGTTATGGGTGAGAAGAAGTATCTTCAAGAGTTTGAGTGCGATTGGATAGCTAACATTGAAGGTGCGATCTATGCAGATGTCTTGGCAAAAATGGAAGATAAAAAACAGATAGCACGAGTACCCTATGACCCAAGTTTACCTGTCTCAACATCATGGGATTTAGGAGTCTCAGATCATAGCAGTATTATATTTTATCAACAGCTAGGCAGAGCTATCAATATCATTGACTACCATGAAGAAAGAGGTCAAGGTATGCCACATTACATCGAGTTAGTTAAAAATAAGGATTATGTTTATAAAGATCATTTTGCTCCTCATGATATAGAGGTAACAGATTTCAGCAATGGTAAGACAAGACGAGAGGTGGCTTATCAGCTAGGAATAAGATTTAAGGTTGTTCCTAAGATACCATTAGAAGATGGTATACACGCAACCACTATGACCTTACCTAGATGTTGGATTGATAAAAAAAAAAAAAAAAAGTTAATAGATGCGTTAAGACATTACCATCGGAAATATATTGATAAAAATCGTATGTTCCGATCAAAGCCTGTACACGACTGGTCGTCTCATGCGTGTGATGCAATGAGATATTTAGCTGTAGGTTTACAAGAGTTAGACACTAAACAAACAGCACCACAAAGTGTAGCAGAAAACGAATATAGGATTTTATAATTATGGGTTCATTATTTTCACCAAAGATGCCTGCACTACCACCTGTGCAACCATTACCTGAAGCTCCAAGTGGAGAACTATCACAAGAAGAAAAAGATAGAATAGCTGCAGAACAAGCAGAGAGAGAACGAAGAAGAAAAGGTAGAAAGTCTACAATCTTAACAAGTCCGCTTGGCGTAGAAGAAGAAGCTGAAGTTGGAAAGAAAACTTTATTAGGAGGATAGTATGGGATCAGTAGGAGCAAGATTGAAAACACCAACACAAGGCAAAAATTTTTCAAGAGTTTTACAAGAAAGAGAAAAAATTGGAGCAAAAGAGTTTGAAAAAAAATATAGACCGAAAATAATGGCAACCAGAAAAGCAGAAAGAAAAAGATTTGCAAAAATGGAAAGTGAAGCATCGGAATATACATTAGGTAAAAAAACTTTATTAGGAGCATAATATGGGAGGAGCAGTCGCAAGAGTAGCATCAGTAGTTAAACCACAAAAACCTGCGGTAGCACCTGCACCAACTCAAGCAGAAGTTTCTCAATCTACAGCAACTAGCATGGATGGATATGATAGCAGAAGAACAAAGCGAAGAGGTAGATCAGCAACTATTATGACAGGACCTATGGGTGTAGAAGAACAACAAGTAACATTAGGAACAAAAAGTTTATTAGGACAATAATGGCAAAAACAGATTTAACAAAAAGTTTATTAAAAAGATTTGACAGATTAAATTCTCAAAGACAAAACTGGGAAACCCATTGGCAAGAAGTAGCAGACTACATGATGCCAAGAAAAGCGGATGTCACAAAATTAAGATCAAGAGGTGATAAAAGAACTGAACTTATTTTTGATAGTTCACCTTTACAAGCTGTAGAATTATTAGCAGCATCATTACATGGTATGCTTACAAATCCATCTACACCTTGGTTCTCCCTACGTTTTAAAAACGAAGAAATGGATAACGAAGATGAGGCGAAAGAATGGTTAGAGTCAGCAACCGAAACAATGTACACAGCGTTTAATCGTTCTAACTTTCAACAAGAAATATTTGAATTGTATCATGACCTGATTACCTTTGGTACGGCTGCCATGTTTATTGAAGAAGATGATGATGATTTATTAAAATTTTCTACAAGACATATTAATGAGATTTACATTGCGGAAAATAGCAAAGGTAGAATCGATACAGTTTACAGAAGATTTAAAATTAGTGCTAGAGCAGCGATACAAAGATTTGGTAATAAAGTTTCAACTAAAGTAACAACAATAGCAAACAAAGATCCATACGAAGAGATAGATATTGTTCATGCTGTTTATCCAAGATCAGATTTTAATCCTACAAAACAAGATAGTTCTAATATGCCATTTGAGTCTGTGTATATTGAATACGCAAGTGGTGATGAATTATCTGTATCAGGATTTAGAGAGTTTCCTTTTGTTGTACCAAGATACTTAAAAGCATCACATGAAATCTATGGAAGATCACCAGCAATGACAGCATTGCCTGATGTAAAAATGTTGAATGAAATGTCTAAGACAACAATCAAAGCCGCACAGAAACAAGTAGACCCACCTCTATTAGTTCCTGATGATGGATTTATTTTACCCGTAAGAACTGTACCCGGTGGACTAAACTTTTATAGAGCAGGTACAAGAGATAGAATTGAACCATTAAATATTGGTGCAAACTCACCATTAGGATTAAACATGGAAGAGCAAAGACGTAATGCTATTAGAAATGCTTTCTATGTAAATCAACTTATGATGCAACAAGGTCCACAAATGACAGCAACAGAAGTTATCCAAAGAAACGAAGAGAAGATGAGATTACTTGGACCTGTATTAGGAAGATTACAATCTGAATTATTAAAACCTCTAATCGACAGAGCATTTAATATTCTACTTAGAAAAAATCAATTTAGACCAGCACCTGATTTCTTATCAGGTCAAGACATAGAAATTGAATATGTATCACCATTAGCTAAAGCTCAGAAATCCACAGAGTTACAATCTATCATGAGAGCTATTGAAATCATGGGAAGTTTAGCTAATGTAGCTCCTGTATTCGATCATGTGAATATGGATAATCTTGTAAGACACTTAGCAGATATTGTTGGAGTGCCACAAAAGATTTTAAAACCTAGATCACAGTTGAATGCGGAAAGACAACAGAAGCAACAACAACAGGAGCAAATGGCACAAATGCAACAACTTCAACAAGTAGCTGACGCAGGTGGTAAGATAGCACCACTAGCAAAAGCATTACCTGAAGAAGCGAAGGCAGTTGCTAATGCCGAAGTAGAATAATGGGTGAAGCCAAAAGAAAACAAGAAGAAGTAGAAAAAATTATTGCTGCACTTAGAGTCAGCTATAAACAAACTTTTGAAACAGACGATGGTAAAAAAGTATTGTCTGATTTAGAAAAGAGATGCCACTTCTTACATACGACTAACATTAAAGGTGATAGTCATGAGAGTGCATATATGGAAGGACAACGTAGCGTACTTCTATTTATAAAACAAATGCTACAAAATGATAATGAAAAAGGAAGATAACAATGTCAGAACAAACGCAGATAACGGAGCAACCAGCTTCGCCTGTAGAAACGACACCAACGCCTACAGAAACTAAACAAGAAACAACAACACAACAACCTGTCTCTTCCACGACTGACCAGCCAAAAGTTGCAACGTCATGGAAAGAAACTATATCAGAAGAATTTAGAAATGATCCAAACATTGCTAAGTTTACTGAGATTGATGCGTTAGCTAAATCATACATTAACGCAACTCGAATGATTGGAACAGATAAAGTTGCTGTGCCAAATCAAAACTCAACTGAAGATCAATGGAATGAAGTTTATGATAAACTTGGTAGACCTGAGTCTGCTGATAAATATAAACTTGAGGCTAAATCGGAAGTTGTACCAATCGAAGAAACTGCTGTAAAACAGTTTGCAGAGAATGCTCATGCTCTAGGTTTAAATAATAAACAAGCACAAGGCATACTAGAGTTCTATAAAAATTCTATGGAACAAACTGCAAAGCAAACTCAAATTGATGCTGAGACTGCACAAGCAGAAGCTCAACAACAATTAAGACAAGAGTGGGGTAAATCTTACGATGCTAATATTCAAAAAGCTGCATCACTTGCAAAAGCAAATATGAAAGCAGAAGTTTTGGATATGCAAATGAAAGATGGCTCAAGACTTGGAGATAATCCTGAAGTGATTAAAGGTTTTGCTAAGATTGCTGATATGCTTTCTGAAGATAAAATTATATCCACAGAGAGTGAAAACGTAAATCAAGGCAGAGATTTAGAATCAGAAATATCTCAAATCGTAAATGACAGAAATAATCCATATTGGAATAAAGGTCATCCTGATCATGCTAAAATGGTTCAACAAGTATTAACATTAAGAGAAATGGCAAATGCCAAGTAGTGATCATTTAAACGACCAGGAACTTAGATTAGAAATACTCCGTATCGTTAAAGAAACTGGTACGGAGTTTCAAAAAAAAGAACCCTTGCCAATTTGTGATAAATATTATAAATGGGTAACAGGTAGGACAATTCGCAAGAACCCTACTGGCAAGAAGGAATAGACTCTAGTCTAAAAGACTTAAAATCCAAGAGATGCCTGTCAATTCTGACGGAGAACCTCTCTGATTGTTTTAACTATTAATACTAACAATAAGGGAGACATAATATGTCATCACAAGTAACAACAGCATGTGTACAGCAGTATACTGCTAACATACAAATGTTATCTCAACAAATGGGATCGTTATTAAGAGACAAAGTTCGTCTTGAAAGTGTTGTTGGTAAGAACGCATTTTTCGATCAAGTGGGTTCTGTGACTGCCGTTAAAAGAACTAGCAGACATGGAGACACTCCACAAATCGATACTCCTCATGCAAGAAGAAGAGTATCTTTAGTGGATTACGAATTTGCTGACCTTATCGATGACCAAGACAAGGTGAGAATGTTAATCGATCCAACATCGTCTTATGCTCAAGCTGCTGCATTCGCAATGGGTAGAGCTATGGATGATGAAATCATTTCAGCTGCAACAGGAACATCGTTCACTGGTGAAACTGGAAGCACATCAACTGCGTTGCCTGCAGGTC